AGAGAAAGTCTTGAGCGGGGCACCTGCAGGTCTAACTCTGCTAACGTCCCATTCGGGAACTTGACCTGAGTACAGCAGTGATACCAACTCCCTAAACGATTTCGCCCATCCGATCTTCGAATCTGCAACATTAATAACTGTGTCGGTTGCATGGAATGTCTCCGCTACTTCTGGCAGTTTGGTGATGTATTGACGCTCGACGCTAAAGCCTACTCCCGTGCCACACAGCAAGACATACATCAGTTCGTCAAATGCCTTGGGGTGGTCAATAGGAAGGTAGCTACAGTTAAATCCTGCTACGTTGTCACGGTCCAGAGCCTCTCCTGCGGTCATCAGTGCTCGCATGGATGGCATTACGTCTAGATTGTGTACAGCATCGTAAACCTCTTTACGTGTGGGCTCTGGCAGATCGTCTCCCCAGAAGTTTACGTACCGGCTGACTGTCTCCTCCCAAGTTTCTCTGCGCTTCTCTTCTGGTAGATACCGTGCGTACCTAGACTTGTGTATGTATTGTTGGTATGCGTCCATTACTCGTCCTTTTCTCTTACTAAACAAAACGGCTTCTCATAAATTTCGTCTACACATATTCTGTTAGGCATCCGTGTACAGTGCGTTTCTTTGACTTCTTTGGTGCTCCACAGAATACACTGTCCTGTTTCGGGGGTAGTAGAGCAACTGTTCAGAAAAAACAAGAGATACAGGATGACTAGAATAATCACTATGTAGTCTATAGATAGTTTGTTAAACATCAGACACGCCTAAAGTCTCATTAAGTATCGCGTGTGCCGACATATGTAGCAGCATAAACACACCGTCAGGGTATTGTTCGTTAGACGCTACTTCAAACACTCCGCCGTCCTCGTACATCAAGACAATCGCTTTTACGTCTCTACCCGATTCTTCGTAGTCTTTGGCCTTAAGAGCAAACGTAGCTAAAAACTCTTTGGTGGGTATGTTGTCTTTGCGTTCTTTGTTTTTACCAAAGCCGCCATCTATAACTTTCATAATGCAACCTCCTTGATGAGCCAATCCAAATAGACACGGGCCTTACGTAAGTCCTCTACACCGTTCTTGTACTCGTACCTCCAGAGGTACTTCAGACAGTTTCCCTTGAGATACCCCTTGTACTCTTGTGGGTGCATGGACGCCTTGATTGCTTCAATGGCCTCTATTGCTCCCTTGTTGTAGTGATCCGGCTGTGTCACAGGGTTGTGCTGATCTTGAGGGTGAAACAGTTTACCTGTTACCGTGTCCCACTCTTTAGGAGTTGCGTCATTTATGCTCATTTTCAAGTTCTTCCTCCAGCTCTTCCTGAAAACACTCTAATCTTTTGAGTAGTCTATCTTCAAACCTGTCCAATATATCTTCAGACGATATTTGCAGGGACTCCAGAAGATCGTCAGGGTCGTAGAACCTTAGTAGACGCTCCTTAATTTCTTCTAGTGTCAGAGACATAATCAACCAACTCCTTTAGTGTATCTATATTATACCATAAAATTTCGTGTTTGTCACACCATTGAGCCATAGTATTTTTGGTACTTTTGCTCACTTTTTGATTAGGTTTCATCAGTACAAATATGAGTTCCTCATTCTCCGCGAGGCAGTTCTTGACCGAACGATACTTCTGCGTATCTCCTGCGCGAAAATATCCTTTGCACTCAATGAGATACGTTCGTCCGCTTTGTTGGTACACAAAGTCTGGGGTGTACTTCCGTTCGATCCTGTACGGGACTTGGAACGGCTCGTAGCTAAAGCCAAATGGTTGTAACTGCGTTGCGACATCTCTCTCAAACTCCGATCTAAAGTTTCCTAGTTTAGACTTCCGTGACCTTCGGCTCATTGACCACCTCTGTTAAATATCTGGGTCCACTTGAGTACAGGAATGTTCTTACTCCGGGCCAACAGGTAAACTTGTAGGGACAGTACGAACAACCGACTGCGAGCTTTTGATTTCCACTTTTGCCATCTGGTACGGGCTCGTGGCACACCTCCGGCGGCTCCGGTTGCTCTACTAACTTTTTTACGCGATTGATGTGCTCCTCTATGTCGTATGAAATCTTGTTGTACACAGGAGCCTGCGTGTCCTCAGAATCGTACATCAGGTACGTTAGATGCCCGTTCTGTTTGTCCATAGCTAGCCAGCCAAACTTACTTTCACCCTCTGAGTGCGCATACCCTTTAATTTGAGCAACGTATCCAAACGGATCATCATAAGCCAAACTTCCGTCCTTGAATTTCTTAAACCCAAAAGAGGAAGTGCTTTTAATATCAGTGACAACACCGTCAATTTTACAATCCATAGAGCCTGTGATACCCGCAACTTCACACTGCTTCTGCTCATCTGTCACCTCGTGTCCTGAGAGTCTGGTTAGAAACAATAGCATCTCTTCGATCAGATGCCCGTACATAAACTTGACGTAGGTGTTAGGAGTCATTTCCTCCTGTACGTCTGAGTTGTTCACTACGTTCCACAGGTAGCGATCATCACGTCCTATGTTTGACATTCGCAGCTTGCGCCCATCACGTTTCTCTGTAAACAGGTTTGACATGAGCCGCTTGCAATTCTCGCCAAAGCGATCAATCTCTTCGTACAGATCAACGTCATCAGGTACTTCTTTGGTAGACACCACCTTGTATATGTCATCCACCAGTGAGTAAAGTTTATTCATCGTTTTGTCCAATTAAGTAATTGATAGCCGATTTCAGCTTATCAGGATCATCGTCAAAGCCGCCTAGCGCCCTGTTACACTTGTGACACAACCAGCCTCTAAACGTCTCTTTCTCGTGGTCATGGTCTAGCACCCACGATCCGTTCTTTGTGTTTCCTCTTCCCTTTACGTCCTCCTCAGAGCCTTTGCAGATAGGACAGTGATAGCCCTGCTGCGGCATCCCGTGTTTCTCTCTTAGCTGTTTGCGCACCTTCTGCATCTCGTTGTTACACTTGCGGCACTCAGCCCTTAGATAGTTGCCTCCAGAGGCCATGTTGAAAGAATCCAGCGGTAAGTACTGGTCACACTTTGAACACACCTTCCCGTGTCCTGCCCCTAGATCGTCATTTTCGAAAAAGCAAAGCTGATCCATCAGTGTGTGTCTGCCCACGTTGATCCAACTTGATACTCTCCGTCGAGTGGACACCTGAGTTCAAAAGAAATCCCAGCCGCCTTGATGCACTCCACTGCGAGCCAGCCATACTTCTCTGCTTGTTCTGTAACCACCTCCGATTGTATCTCATCGTGTACGTTCCCTACAAAACTGTAATCAATCCCGTGCTGTGTTGCGTAGTCATCTAGCAGGACTAGCGCACGTTTCATAATGATAGCACCAGCGGCCTGTAACAGTGTGTTCAATGCACTATGTTCTGATCTGACCCAGAGCTTTCGTCCGTCGAGTCCTGTAAGATGTCCTTTCCTAGACGCTTGTCCAACTCGTTCTCGTAGAGCTTCAAGAGCAGGTGTATTTCGTAAAAATCGCTGCCTAAGCGTATAGCCATCTTTTGCCGTTCCTCCGACGATGCTTCCAAGTTTGGCGTCTCCTGCTCCGTAAAGGAAAGCATAAATGAAAGTCTTTGCTTGAGGCCTTGTTGCAAGTCCTGCAGCAGTTTGATTTCTGGTGTGAATATCGTCTCTAAGCAAGACATTTGTAAACTCCTCGTCGCCCATGTAGTGAGCGAGCATCCTTAGTTCTAGTCCACTGGCGTCAACACCAACCAACCTACGTCCCTCTGGTACGATCCAACAGTCACGGCACTCTTTGCCAAACTGAGAGTTAACTGACGGAACCTGTGCCATGTTAGGGCTCTGGTGTGTCATTCGTCCTGTGATCGCACCGTTAGTTATTACCCTGCCGTGTACCCTTCCGTCATCTTGAACGTGCTCTAGCCACGAGTTTACTTGCGCATATCGCTTTTGCAACAAGTGGTACTCCAAGACTTGAGCCGATTCGGGTACATGATTATTCTCCTTGAGCGTTTTTTCATCAACAACCGGCTTGCCTGTCGCAGTGAGTTCCTTCCAAACTGCGCCCTTAGCCGTAAGTCTTTCGGCAACCTGCTGTCTCGACCCAACGTTGAATACAGTGACTTTATCCTTGAGTCTCTTACCTGTCTTTTCGGAATAGCGTTCTTCAACAACCGGCGGGAAAAGCGCCTGTAGATCAAATTCAATTTCATTCATGCGCTCCTTGAATTTAGCGCACAGGAGGTGGCATAGGCGTTGATCCAGAAGCCACCCGTTGTCCACCTGACCCTGTACGATCCACTGCACCTGATGCTCTAAATCAATGCTCTCCTGTGTAAAACCGTCTAGATCGACTCGTAGCCTGTTGTACACAGCCTCAGTTAGCTCTACGTCACGGACGCAGTAATCAATCATTTCAGGTGTTAGCTGTGACCAATCCTCGTGGTCGCCCTTAGCGTAGCCTAAGATGTTGCCCCAGTTACGCAGAGAGTGTCCGCCAGACCTGCTGGGGTCAGCCAATCGTGACAGTACTAAAGTGTCAGCGACCATGCCCCTGTCAAAAGTAAAGTCCCAAAGACGCTCAACCACAGGAACATCAAAGCCAATTCCATTGTGGAATATGAATTTAGCCGGCGCTTTACGCGATACATACGCTTTGAAGTCTTTTTCACTGCAGATTACCTCGCTTTCTCCGTTATGGCGGCAGACAGCACACCAGATAGTAGTGGCGTCTAGTCCGTCAGTTTCAATGTCACAGTAGACTACGTTCAAAACTCAGTCTCCGGTGGGTTAGGGTTGGCACACTCGTGGATACGTCCGGTAAACTTGTCGTACCGTAGCCAGCAGGCCGGGCCTGTCTCTCCAGCGTAACGGTTCTTCAGCACCCTGACGCACGTAGTATTCCTGATTGTTTCGTCCTCGTGTTGCTGATTGCGTTCCATGCCAATGACAATATCGGAAAGCTGTGCTATGCTCTGGCTACCACGCAAGTCCTGTAGGCTGATGCGGCCACCGTCCTCGTGTGCAGTCCCAGAGCTACGCTTCAAGTGTGACACGAGAAACAACGTGATCCCTGTCTCAGCAACCAGTGTACGTAGCTTGGTCATAATCTCGTCTATAGCTTTCCGTTCGTCCCCGTTCTCTTGAGAAGAAACCACGATTGACAAGTGGTCGAGGATGACATAGCGACAGTCGCAGGCCTTTGCCATGTGCCGTACTCTTGAAAGAAGCTCATCGGCTGATGTTGATCCCCAGTGATCGAACAGGTAATAACGTCCAGACCCCATCGTTGCTTCCCAATGAGGTCTAAGCTCATCAACAGGCGAGTCTTCCTCCAAGTGGAGCCGCCTAGATGACGCCACCGACATAATTCCCAAAGCTGTCGTTGCGATGTCCTCCTCCAGTGCAAGTACACCGATGTTGGCGTCTGTGCGTTGAAGCAGATCGTACTCAAGTTCTCTGATAAACTGGGATTTTCCCATACCACTACCGCTTGTGATAGTGACAAGTTCGTAAGGTCTGTGTCCTCTTGTGATTTCATTTAGTCCGTCCCACGGGTACGGTATGCTCTTCACTTGACGCTTGTTTACCAGCGCCTCCCATGTGTCAGCGCCGGCGATAATACCGTCCGGTCTGTACACTTTTGCGTCCCACCACGACTGTGTAAACTCCTGCACCCGATTAGCCATGAGCATCTCACTGGCGTCTTTCAGTGGCAGTGTGCATATCTTCAGCTTGTTAGGACTAAATAGATCCTTGATTTGCTCTAAGGCTATCTCACCGGCCTTATCTTGGTCAAAGCATATGACCACGTTCTCGTAGCCCTCTAGCCACTCTAGGTTCTGCTTAATCTCTTTAGCAGCACTAGAAGCACCAGAGCGTAGGGACACCACATCGTACTTCTGTCCAAACATCTCGTAGACAGACATGGCATCAAGTTCGCCCTCAGTGATCGTGATAAACTTACCTCTACCACGGCACTGCTTCTGACCAAACAGTCCTACGTTAGACATTGAGCCTGACGCTAAAAAATCTTTGGTCTTGACTATGCGAGACTTAGCCGCCACTAGCTCGCCTGTGTCTAGGTCATAGTACGGGTAGTAGTGTCGGGCAATCTTACCGTTAGCATCGTACTCTACTGTGACCTGATAGTGCTTCACGGTCTTAGCAGACAGACGCCTTTCGGTGATCTCAGCCACCACTCCGCCCATGTTTAGATTGCTAGGTGTGGACACCTGTGTTTCCTCTCCGGTTTCCCCGTTTACGTGATAGTCACAGTCGGCAGAAAAACAGTGGCGACCACCGTTAGAGTAGACCGCCACATTATTCCTACTGCCGCACTTGGGACATTCCTCGTGGTGTAGGAATTTAGATTTT